GGAAACCTACTCCAGCTGAAGTGATCATGTGGAGGTTATGTAAATGAATAAGTTTTTTGAATTATTTACCAATAGTGATGGTCGTGCGAGTACGACAGGTTTTATTCAGTTTTTCGGCTTTTTGGTGATGGCGGGTGTATTGATTTATGCGGTCTATCTTGACCGTTCTACGGTCACTGATTTGTTCTTTTATTTTGCTTGTTTTTGTGGTGGCTCAGCTGCAACTAAGGGCGCTGTAATGGCATATCAAGCCAAACAAACCAAGCCAGAAGAACCGATTACCGGTGAAACCTATGTGGAGCCAGAACAAACGGATAGACCAAGGGGGATTTGATGAGTATGCAGATTATTTTAGCAGGGCTTGGGATTTTCGCACTATTGGGTGCGTATGTGATGTTTAAGCTGAAACATGCACACCGTGAGATTGAGCAGTTATTAAAAACCAATGCCCAGTTGCAAACGCAAAAAGCCGTGGCTGAAACTCAAGTAAAACATTTTGAAGTGAGAAAGAAAAATGAAGAAAACACTCGTAACACTAGCCGTGATGATGTCATTAACCGCCTGCAGCAATCAGGCGATCTCCGTGATTAATCCAAGTTGCAGTGGATTTGGCATTATCACTGCCAGCAGACAAGATACCACGGAAACCTTGCGACAAATTGCGGTACATAATGCGACCTATCGTGAGATTTGCACTAAAAGTAAGGAGTCAAAATGATTGACGATAAAGTGTTTATTGGGATTGGCACGACGTTGATTATGACATTAGTTGGTTGGGTGTGGAAATCAGTAAACGATAAAGTGGCTGAAAATGAGCATGCGATTAAAGCCTTAGAAAAGCAAATGCAGCATGATTTTCAGAGTAAAGAGCTTGCTGAAGTAAAAGATAAGCACTTTGAAAGCATTTTGAAAGAGGTGCGCGATCAGTTGAAAGAAATCAATCAGAAGTTAGATAAAAAGGTGGATAAATAATGTCAGCAAGAGAACGAAAACGATTAGAGCAATTGGCAGAAAAACAAGAAATTAATGCCAAATTAGATGAGATTCTGGTTTTAAGTCGACAAGCGAACCATAAAATCGACCGCTTAGACGGTCGAGTGGATGATATTGATACTCGCTTGGCAAAGGTAGAAGAAAGTTTGGCAAAATTAGGTGTGCGTGCTGCGGTTATTGGCGGGTTAAGTGGCTTGGTCGTCTCTGTTGGGTTTGAGCTGATTAAAGCAAAATTCGGAGGTTAAGATGGCACATGATGAAAAAACCAAGGCAGATGTGCGCCGTTATTATGTGTTTGATTGCTTAACGCTTGAATTAGCCGCAGAAAAAGCCAAAGTGTCCTATAACACTGCTCGACGCTGGAAACGTGAAGCTGAAGCTCGTGGCGATAATTGGGATAAAGTGCGTGATGCGAACACTATGGCAAGTGGCAAAGTGGAAGATGTAGCGCGCGGCATGCTGACCGCGTTTGTGCTTTATTTTGAAAACACGATGGATGAGATTAAGCGCGCGGAAGAATTGCCTGTGAGTGAAAAAGCGAAGTTAATTCAGGGCTTGGGCGATAGCTATTCGAAAATGGTGGCAAGCAGTAAGCGATTATTGCCAGAAGTGTCGGAAATGGCGACGGCAATAAAGACCATCACTATGTTTGGGGATTATATACAAGCCAATAAACCTGAGCTGATTAATGAGTTTGCGGACTTATTGGAAGGATTTGGAAAAGCCCTAGATAAGGAATTTAAAGCATGAAACTCTTAATTTTTCAGTTGCCATCACTTACAGCCATTATTTGTGCATTTTTGCTGTTGAGCCAAGGTATTAGTGGTTGGGGATGGTTTTTATTTATTGCTTTTTGTGTATCTGCTTCTAGGGCATAGGTGAAGTTGTGAAAAGTAAAGAATTGTTAGCAGAATTAAAAGCCTATTCGGACAGCTTGCGACAAAAGGTCGAGGCAAAGTTTGAGGGGTGGGATGATTCTCTTGCTGCCATTAGTGAGCGACGCAAAAAGGTGTTAGATCCTGTTTCGGGCTATGACTTTTTTGTGTCGAATTACTTTCCGCATTATGTGCGTTCTAGCTCTCGTTCGCAGTTGCATAACTATCTTTTTGAGCAGTTGCCACAAGTATTACAACAGCCATCATCAGTGCATTTAGCCATTGCTGCGCCACGTGGTGAAGCTAAATCGACCTTGGTTTCCCAGCTCTTTACACTTTACTGTCTTGTGACACAGAAAAAACGCTATGCGTTGATTGTGATGGATAGTATCGACCAAGCCTATCCAATGTTGGAAGCCATTAAAGTAGAGTTGGAATTTAACCAACGTTTGCGCATTGATTTCCCTGAAATGGCTGGACAAGGGCGTGTGTGGCAAGCCGCAACTATTATCACGAAAGCCAATCAAAAAGTGCAAGTGGCAGGCTCTGGCAAAAAATTGCGTGGTTTACGCCATGGGGCGTATCGTCCTGATTTGGTGGTACTGGATGATATTGAAAATGACGAACAAGTGCGTAGTCCCGAACAGCGTGACAAATTGCACGATTGGTTGAAGAAAACCGTCCTTCCGTTAGGGGCAGCTGGGGATAAGTTAGATGTGGTGTATATCGGGACTATTCTCCATTACGACAGTGTTTTAAACCGCACTTTATCGAGTAAAGCGTGGAAGACAGCTAAGTTTAAAGCCTTAATTCGTCAGCCTGATGATATGAGCCTGTGGGATAAGTGGGAGGACTTCTACTTAAACGAAGGCGAAGCGGTGGCTGATGCTTTCTATACGCAAAATCAAGCGGCAATGGATAAAGGCGCAGTAGTGAGCTGGGCTGCTCGTCCTATTTTAACCTTGATGAAGATTCGCGCTCGTGATGGGCATGCCACCTTTGATTCGGAATATCAAAATGACCCGTTAAGCAGTGATGATGCGATGTTTGCCAATAGTTTGACTTATTGGACGGAATTGCCAGCAAATTTAATTTATTTCGGTGCGCTTGACCCATCCTTAGGAAAAGCAGGGGCAAGCCGTGACCCCTCTGCCATTTTAGTGGGTGGGTATCACCGAGAAACAGGCAAGTTATATGTTGTGGAAGCGCAAGTGAAGAAACGTTTGCCTGATTTAATTATTGAAGATGTGATCCGTATGCAGAAGCAATACCACTGTCAGCGGTGGTTTGTTGAAACGGTGCAATTCCAAGAGTTTTTAAAAGATGAATTAGTGAAACGCTCGGCACAACGTGGCATTCCTGTTCCAGCGACGGCAACTAAACCAAATACAGACAAAATGTTGCGTATTGAGAGCCTACAACCCCACATGGTGAATGGCTTAATTTTGTTGCATAGCTCGCAAGCTACACTGATTTCCCAGTTACGCCATTTTCCGAAAGCAGACCATGATGATGGCCCGGATGCGCTGGAAATGTTGTGGCGTAATGCCGTGGGTAGTTCGGCAGCGATTGAGTGGATTGGGTTAAATCAACTGAATGAGATTGAATCAGATGAATACGAAGATGAAGACGATCTTTATTCAATATGGAAACATTAAAGGCGGATTAAATGGGATTTATTGATAAGGTTAAAAACCTTTTAAAAGGTAATGAAACAGAGCCAACACAAACCGATGATGCGGAAGTAACTGCAACGGGGCGTGTATTAGATGATCACCCCTCTGCAAAAATTACGCCTTCAAAATTAAAGCAGATTTTAGAGGATGCCGAAAACGGCGATATTCAGGCGCAGCATCAACTTTTCATGGATATTGAAGAACAAGATAGCAGTATTGCCGCCAATATGATGACACGTAAGCGTTCAGTTTTAACGCTAGATTGGCGTATTGTTGAACCACGTAATGCAACCCCTGCAGAAGAAAAATTGCAAGCAGAGATTGATGAGTTATTTTATCAATATCCCAATCTTGAAGACTTGTTTATCGATTTAATGGATGCCGTGGGACACGGTTTTTCGGCGTTGGAAATTCAATGGGCGCAAGTAGATGGCAAATGGGTTCCCAAAGGCTTTAAACCTTGTCCGCAGTCTTGGTTTAAATTGGATAAAGAGGATAGTTTATTATTACGCACGCCAGCTAATCAAATGGGTGAGCCTTTACGTCCTTTTGGTTGGGTGGTACATCGCCATAAATCTCGTTCGACACAGTTGGCTCGTGATGGCTTATATCGCACATTGGCATGGCTTTATATGTATAAGCATTATTCTGTGCGTGATTTTGCCGAGTTTTTAGAGCTTTATGGTATGCCGATTCGCATTGGTAAATATGGTGCTGGTGCCACTAATGCGGAGAAACGCACGTTACTGCGTGCGTTGGCTGAAATTGGGCATAACGCGGCAGGCATTATGCCTGAATCGATGCAGATTGAACTGCATAACGTCGCTAATGCGGGTGCAGCATCGGGTAATAATCCATTTTTACAAATGGTTGATTGGTGCGAGAAATCTATTGCTCGGTTGATTTTGGGGCAAACCTTAAC